AATTTGTGGTGGGGATTCACCTCCCCATCATCTTAATTAATAATAGGATAATAAAATGGATAATAATAATAAGCCTTTTAATAAATTTTATGTATTACGAATAACATCATTACATATTAAAAAGGCAATAGATACTTCTATTCGTAAAACTTACGATAGAATGAAAGATGTAGTAAATAAATCTGAAGTTTTCGAAACTTTAGATGTATTACATAAAATAAGAAAACTGATGGAAGATTTTGAAGCTAATAATAAACACTTATATAAAAAACCTGATGAAAATAAGGTTGAAGCAAGTGTACCAAATCATTCAACAGATGAACATGATAAAACATATGAGAATGAAGTAGAAAATAAGGATAAATAATGAAACATATAAAAATAGTGGATATAACTAAAAAGGTTCCATTTTTAAAACAAGAAGTAGAAATAAAACAACTAACAGTTAAAGGTGTAAAAGAATTACAATTAACTTTAGATAAGTCTAAAGGTGATGTATCTGGATTATCAACACTTAGTGCTATATTTAAAGCAACTGTAATTGGTGCTGAAGGTATGAAAGATAAAGAGTTTGAAAACTTTCCTATCCAAGCATTAACAGAATTATCAAATCAAATTCTGAATTATAATGGCTTAGGTGCTCAAGATGATAAGGGTGATAAGTTGGGGAAGAAGAGTTAGCAGAATATGAAATGGCCTATCAATTAGGTTTAACTTTAGATGGTATATTAAATATGTCATTTAAAGAATATAATGGTTGGAATAAATATTTCCAAGAAAGACCTTATGGTTGGCGAGATGATCATAGATCTGCTATAATAGCTCAAACTACTTATCAAGGAACAAAACCTTTAAATGTAAAAGATTTATTTCCTTCTTTAAAATTATTAGAGAATAGTGAAGTTGTACAAGCTAATAAAAATAAAGCTGGCTTTGAAGCATTAAAGTCAATGGTAAATAAAAAATCTAAAACATAATAGATATGGCGGTTTATCCGCCTATCTCTTAAGGAACAATATGGCATTAACTATAATTAATTTAAACTCATCTATTAATAATCTTAAAAAAGATTTTGATAAAGAAGTTGAAAAACAATTAAGAGAAAGAGCTTTAAAAGCATTTGCTGATGTTAAATTAATGACGCCTGTTGATACCGGGCAAGCAAGAAATAGTTGGTATATTGGATATACTGAAAGATATTATGATGGTGAAAGTAGTAGTTCTAATATAACTATACTTGCACCTAAAGATAAACCAAAAGAAATTATTGTAACTAATGGTGTTACTTATATTCAATTTTTGAATGATGGGCATTCACAACAAGCCCCTACAAAATTTATAGAAAGTGCTTTTAAAAAGTACTTTGATTCTGTTGAAGTTAAAATAACCAATGGATAATTAACCGAAAATAATACATAATATAGTGTATAATTAATAGGAATAAATACATGGCTGTAAAGCTTAATGTACATGCAAATGTAACTGGTCAGCAACAGTTAAATAAATTAAATACAGGATTAAAAACTTTAGGCAATCAAGCTTTACTTGCTAAAGCTAAATTAAAAAATTTAGAATTAGGCGCAGCTAGAGCGCGAGCTACTTTTGCTGCACTAGGAACTACTCTTAAAGTAGGTGTTGGTGTTGGATTAGCAGCTGTATCTGTTGGTATTGGTAAATTTGTTAAAGATACTTTTTCTGCAGGTAGACTTGTTGAATCTCTAGATGTAAGATTTAAACTATTATTTAATTCTGCTACAGAAGGTGCAAAAGCATTTGAAAGAATGAACACTTTTGCTGGTAAAGTACCTTTCTCACTAGAAGCTATTGCTGCAGGTTCTGGTAACCTAGCTGTTATATCTAAAGATGCAGATGAATTAGCAAAAATATTAGAAGTAACAGGTAACGTTGCTGCTGCTACTGGTCTAGACTTTAGACAAACTGCTGAACAAATTCAAAGATCTTTCGCTGGTGGTATTGCTGCTGCTGATGTATTTAGAGAAAGAGGTGTTAGAGCAATGTTAGGTTTTGAAGCTGGTGCTAAAGTATCGGTTGAAGAAACTAAAAAGAAATTCTTTGAAGTATTTGCTAATGGTGGTCAATATTCTAAAGCAACAAAAGAATTTGAGAAAACATTAGAAGCACAGGTTTCATTTGTACAAGATGCTTATTTCAGATTTAGACAAGCTGCTGCTATACCTTTATTTGAAGGTGTTACTGCACAAGTTAAAGCATTAGTTGGTGATTTTAAAGAGAATGATACACAATTAAAAGCCTTAGCTAAAACAGTTGGAGAATCACTTGCTAAAGGTTTTGCAAACTTAGGTAAAATAATTAAACTTATTATTACGAATTTTGACAATCTTATAAAAGTTATTAAAATATTTATAGCTTTAAAATTAGTTAGAACTGCTGGTGATATGGCGGCTCAAATGATATTGTTAGCAACAAAAGTTAAAAAGGCAGATTGGTCTTTTAAAGCTTTAAATCTTACTATGAGAGCAAATCCAATAGGTCTATTAGTAACAGCAATACAAATAGCGGTTACAGCATGGATAATGTTTGAAAAACAAATAAGACAAGTTGGTTCATATATTGCTAATAAATTTACTGGTATAGTTGATTCAGCTGCACTTAAAATTAGAAAATTTACTCAAGCTATTGGTCTTGGTAGTGATGAAAATCTTGAAAAAATACAAGAATTAGAAGCAAATGTAAATAGTATTGCAGCATCATATACAAAAATGACTAAAGCACAAAAAGCTGCTTTTGCTGGTGATATTCCTGAATACACACAACAAACATTAACTCCAGTACAAAAAGATGCTTTTGCTGGTAGACTTTCAGATCCAACTATTGTTGCTGCTGCCGAAGAAAAAGCAAAAGAGATAATGGCTATTAATGAAAGAATTATGTTCTCTGAAAGATTGGGAATTCAAATAGCTGCTAAAGAAGCTGGTATTGCTCATCAAAAAAGATTAGATCAAGTAAAAGAACTTAGAGCAAAATTATCTTTAATTGGTATTGATAGTAAAGAAATTGGTGGAATAATTGGAGATACATGGCTTCAAGGAATACGAGAAGGAAATACATTATTAGAAACAACTCAGAATGCATTTAAAAATGTATTAATAAGTATATCAAATACAATTGTTAAAAGATCTGCTGAACTATTAGTTGAAAGAATATTTAATTCATTAATTGATCAAAGAATAATGAAACAAAAAGCTTTAAATGCTGCTACATCAGAACAAGGTGGTATTATGCAAGGTTTAATATCTAAAGCTGGTTCTTTATTTAGTGCTATGGGTAGTGGCGGTGGTATGGGAAGTAAACTTGGTGGTTTATTTTCTATAGGTAAATCATTTTTAGGATTCAATCAAGGTGGAGTTGTACCTGGTGGTGCTCCTTATACTGATAGAGTTCCTGCTATGTTAACTCCTGGTGAAGTTGTTGTTCCTAGAAATAAAACTAATAATCAATCAGGTAACACAAGTATAACTAATATAAATATAAGTGGTAATGTAGATCAAAGATCAATTGACCAAATTAAATCCGTAATATCATCGGCTTCAGCTGAAGTTGGTGGTGCGAATAAAGCTTACACGAAAAATACTCAAGGTGTAAGAGGGAGAAATATATAATGGCTACAAGTTCAATTTTCAAATATGCTAATGACATCTCAATGAATAGATCTGCTAATTCTGCTAGATCTGTTACAACAGGTGGTTATGCAAGAACACATAGATTAGGTCCAAGTGTTATGTCATTTGAAGCTGATTTACCTTTATTAACTGAAGAACAATATAGAGAGGTTGAGAACGAATTATTCAGTATTGATGATGGTATTAAATTTTTAAATGTAAATATTAGTTCTAATAATGGAAATAATATTATGCAATCAACATCAGTGCCTTTAAAGCCTGGTGAAACAAATATTAAATTAATAGCTTATAGTTATTCTACTACAAGAGAAATTACTTTAGCGAATTTAGCACCTAATACTACTGATATATTTAAGGTTGGTGATTTTTTACAATTTGAAAACTTTCATAAATTATATCAAATAGCTAAACCATTAGGTTCAACTAATTCTACATTTACATCTTCAAATACAGGAACATGCAAAGTTAGATTATCAACACCTTTATTAAGTAGTGTTGGTTTACCTGCTACATCTGTTGGATCTACTGATAGATATTATATAGTTACTGGTAATGCTGATGAATATGAAATAGTATCATATGATTTATATGGTGGACCTGTACGAAATTCTGCTAATTCTAGTGAGGGTATAATAATATTTAAAGATGCTACATCAGGCAATCAATTAACTTATGCTGATGGAACAAATGTAGAAATAATTATACCAGACAATACATACTCTAATTATACGATAAGATCTATTTTTCAACAATGTATAGCTAGTTCTTATAATAGTTCAAAATTAACTGAAGCACAAAATACTCAAAATAATAAAATTAGTCAAGTATTACACAGTATAAGTTATACTGCTAGTGGTGGTGCTGGATCTGTAAATGGTGAATTTATATTTAATTTTCTTATAGCTAATATGAGAGCCGAACTTACAGATGTATCTATGGTTGGACAAACATTGGATGGTGAAACAGTGATAAATGCTTTTACTACTCCTTATCAAGATGGTACAATGACTATAAAATTATCTAATGGCAATACTGCTTCAGATGCTTCAGGTAATCCTTTAGTAATAAATATACCATCTACAAATAGAACAGCAAAAGAAATTATAACTTATTTAGAAACTTTAATTGAATCTGCTGATTCAACTCATGTTCTTAGAACTGATGGTGTTATAGCAAATTTAGGAGCAAAAGCTTTTCCTCAAGATTATGGAGAAACTTTAGCCGATCATGTTGGTTATTTTGAAATTACATGGGGTTTAGATTATGAAGGTTGTTCTTTAGAATATACAACAGCGACTGGTGTAGATGCTGTAAATTATAATCCTATTAATTTAACAGGAGATGAAGTTGAAACTGTAATTACTAATGGTATTACAATTGAAAATGCTTCTGGTACATATACTGCTGGTGGTTATATAAATACATTGGTTGATGCACCTCAATTAGCAAATACAAGAAGAATACAATCAGTTAATACTTCAGGATCCACAACAACAATTAATTTTGTAGCTGCGGAAGAAGGAAGAATAAATACTACAACTAATTTTTCAGCTGCTGATCCTCTTAGAACAGAAACTACTCATACAAATGTTCCAGGTACAAGTGATAATCCTTTAAGCACTATTGGTACATTTGATATAGATGTAGATTCAACTGGAGCTATTACATCAGTTGTTGTTAATACACAAAGTTATAATGTAAGAGTTGGTGATGAAATAACTATTGGTGATGATGATCTGGATAATATTGAAGCTGATGATTTTACATTTGAAATAGCTTCTATTTATAATAATGGTATTACATCTTTTGATTCAACTAATTATGCTAATAAAGAAATTTATAGTCATGAAAATGAAGCTTCATCTACATCTAGTAAAGTTTTATTTGAAATTATGGAAGTTAGTCCTCCAAGTATAAATTATAGTAATGTTAATATACTTATGGGGTCAGATGTTAATATGAA